CACGAGTGGTGTGGTGCCGGCATCTGAATATGGCCCTAGGCGATGATCCTAGATCATCGTCGGCCAAATATTCTCATTGAGAGGCGAGTGTTTACCAGTTCGACGAACTGATAAACATTCTCCTCATTAATATTAACCGGGCTCAGGTAGACATCCCAGATGTCTTCCTGCTCCCGAGGTACTCTAAGTTCGACATTATCCGTCCAACCGTTTACGGTTGAAGGTTTAATATCGGTCTTCAATAGAAATGTGTCCAGTGACCCCTCATCCACATGGATGATGGGCCTCGGACAGTTAAGTTTAACCAACGAGTCGATGATTGGCGCTTCTAAAGCGTCAATCCTCAACCACGTTGGGGTTTTTATTCTCGCGATGATCTTCTGCGGAAACTTGTTTTGAGCAAGTCTGCACAGTTTAACATCGTCTGTTACTATGATGTGGAACTCCTCCCGCATCGCTGCAATTCGTTGCAGGATGTAGGGGTCGTCCTCTAAAATTTGTAGTGGTGGCTCAGGGTACTCCGATCCTTCTAGGATCGGATGTATCCACTCCACGAACCAGTTGAAGAGCTCCTCCTCAGACCTCTGTTTGGGGGTCTGGGGAGCGAGCCTCTTCTCAAATCGATTAAGGTAGTCGAACTTCAGGACAGTTACTGTCCTGGGGTCCGAGTGCCTCAACTCATCTATCACTTCAGTGAGGTAGTAATCCTCCTCGAATGGACGCCTGAGTGTCCATTGTTGGCGGTAAAACCTCTTTTTAAATTTTGAGACAGCCTCGAATACATCATTTTTGGTGTATTCCAGGTTCTCTCTTACTGAACATCTCAGTAGCTCGAAGAGGTCCGAGTTCTCTTGAACCTCCTCCAGCTCCTGAATTCTTTTTTGGAACATGTAAATCGCCTCGACCTCTCTCGAGGTCGTGAGGTGTTTACTTTCCGTCAGTCTTTCTAATATCCCCGGGGGGACAAGGCGTGCCTTGTCCCTCGGGACTATTATATCTTTTCTTATGGGGTCGTCCTCGGGTATTGTGAATACCTCGATGACGGCCTCCTTTCCAAAGTGCCTCTCACCCGACTTCACTGATCTCAGTGACGTCAGGTGAGGGGCCAATTCTCCTGTCATCTCCCGGAGGATTGTCACCGTCATGTTGACAACCTTCGCGGGAGAGCTCCATATTGCGTTGGTCCAGTCCTGCTCTCGCCAGAAAGCGGGGACCTTGCCAACTGAAAATATTTGCCTTGGGAGGTAGATAGGACGTTGTTCGTATCTAAGCCCCAAGAGCACATCTTGAATAGAGCTGGCTACGCGAAAGAGGTCCGCCTCTTCCCCGTACTCAGCATAAGCCATATCCTTCCCGAGTAGTGTCACCTTACCGATGACATCACTTGAGAAGTCTCTTCTGTCTTTGACCGTATCTATGACCAACCTAAGCTTAGGGTGGTCTAGATACGGCATCATTCGATTATCCTTTAACCGTTGCGCCACCTGGGTGGTGTTGAAACGGTCTACAGGAATGTGAAAGACCTCTTCGCAATAAGTACCCCAGGTACTTGTTACGAAGTGATCCATCTCTGATATACGATAGCCCAATTGGGCCGCAGCTTTGTTGTAAGCTGCGAACCAGTTGTCTATCTTTGATTCTTCGTCCGCGCCGCAAATGATGATGGTATCATCACCGTTTCCGTCGTGGACTTTCTTGACGCCTGGCTGCACCTGGTCTGCGTATTTTTCGCAGATCGGGTGCGCCAGGCTGAGATTGGATTTGGTGAGAGGATCCCCCATGGGGATCCCCCTCACCATTCTACCTATATATTTGCCGTTGCGAAACATGTCCTTCTGACCAGGCCATATTTTGCGAACGGCTTCTAACGTGACGCTGTCAAGGTTAAGCTTCTCCAGAAGCTTAACCGTGACAGCGTGTGCAGATTCGTGCGTGGGGACGTCCGTTGCCTTTTCCCAGTCAACGGACATCACCTTGCGATGTTTTTCAAAGAGTACATGCCCATCGACAGGATCGAGGTGATTGATCCTGTCTATGAACTTGTACCCAAGTCTACCTGCCCCCAGCCCTGAACGCAAACACCTGTTTGCCTTCACGGACTGGATGGTCATATGTGAGAAGGGTTGGAGGAACGCGTCCTTGTAAAAGGAGCCGCTCGTCACCACCCTGCATTTACCATTTTCGCGTATCCCTGCGATGTTCGTTTTGAACATTGCGGGGTCACCCGAATGAATTAAGTCCCGAGCTTTCAAGAAGGCCCAATTTCCCAATTGGCCCCCCTTGTTCTCGGGTGAAAATTTTGGCACGTGAGGTCGGTCATCTGAGTCCCTCAGATGGCCGAACTTACCGCCCTTACTTTTTGGACACTCAACGCACGCACTAGTAGACATACTAATGCGGAACTGAGGGTTCCCCTGTGGTATTGCCGTCGCGATCTCATCAACAACCCAGTCAATGGCTTGTTGAAGGATCGCGTCCGGCTCGAAAGATGATGGTGTTGCGACCTCATCAACAAACTTGTTGATGGAGTCCTCGACCATCTTGCTATTTGCAAGGCCCGTGGCCCGCGACTGTGTGAATACACAGACGCGGAACATGTTGGCCTTTGATCCAACTGAGCAGTGGCTATTGTAAATGTTTACAACAGCCTGTGCCCAGGAAATTGTTCGTTGTTCGGGCGTCGTGAGGGCAACCTTCTCCTTTAAGAAGGCTGCCTTACGAACCCTTTTCTTAAACGACTTTAGGAGATTAAGCAGACCTGCGTAATCTTGTAAGCCGTTCGATATTAAAC